AGCAGTTGCACCAGTGATTCCCTCCATAGGGCAACAACCCCTTCTTCCATCCATGCCTGTTGCCCCCACTCCCCCCGTGAACGTAGTACAGGAAAATATAGAGCGTGAGATAATACCGCCTCAATTACCGGTTGCTCCTATACAGCAACAAGCTACTCCTAACACCCTGATGGTGCAGGATCGTGAACCAGGCTTTACCCAAGCTGATATTATGCGACCGCAAATGACTGGAACGCCAGCAACCGCTTTTCCTTCCTTACTTCCTCACCAACAGTTTGCCCCCACTAAAATGATGGGAGAACCGCAAAAGAAAGCATTGAGAGATATTTTGAAAGGTTCATTTGGTTTCGGTGGCTTATAGTATGTCGAATAAGAAATGGATTCAGAACATCAAAATGAAAAAAGGTGATTTTACCAAGCAAGCTGCGAAAGTGGGCAAGACGCCCGCTCAGTTTCAGCAAACTGTCTTAGCCAATCCCAGTCGCTATTCTCCTACCACCGTTAAACGCGCACGATTACGCAAAACCTTAGTAAGCAATAAAGTCAGCCGTACGGCATAGGGCCATGAGTGAGCTAGATCTCTCTCATCTTTCCGAAGGCGATATGCGCGAAGCCCTGTTATTGCAGGAGCGTCTTAAGCAGCTTAAAGATCAAGAACAAGCACAGAATTCTTTTTTGGGCTTTGTGGATCAAATTTGGCCGGAGTTTATAGAGGGACGCCATCATAAAATCTTTGCGGAAAAATTAGAGCGCGTAGCCAATGGAGAGATTAAGCGTTTGATTGTCAACATGCCCCCACGACACACCAAATCAGAATTTGCGTCTGTGCATTTTCCCGCGTGGATCATGGGACGTAACCCCGATATGAAAGTCATGCAAACCACGCACACAGGGGAACTGGCTGTGCGTTTTGGTAGGAAAGTGCGTAACTTGATGGACAGTCAGGAGTTTTCTCATTTATTTCCTGATGTACGTTTGAAACCAGACAACAAATCCGCCGGTCGTTGGGAAACCAATAAAGGTGGCGAATACTTTGCCGCCGGTGTCGGCGGTGCCGTAACGGGACGGGGCGCGGATTTATTAATTATTGATGATCCCCATTCAGAACAAGACGCACTCTCTCCCCCTATGTTGAATGCGTGTTATGAATGGTACACATCGGGTCCACGCCAACGTCTCCAACCTGGAGGAGCCATCGTCATTGTAATGACGCGGTGGAGTACCATTGATTTGACGGCAAAATTAATAGAACACATGAAAGAACCGTTGGCAGACCAGTGGGAAATTATTGAGTTTCCTGCTGTTTTTCCTGAAACCGATAACGTACTGTGGCCGGAATTTTGGAATCGTAAAGAGTTGGATGGCGTTAAAGCGTCGCTACCGGTCAGCAAATGGAATGCGCAGTGGTTACAAAATCCCACGGCTGAAGAAGGCGCGATTATTAAACGGGAATGGTGGCAAGAATGGGAAGAAGATGAAATTCCCTCTGTTAAATACATTATCCAAAGTTATGACACGGCGTTTTCTAAAAAAGAATCAGCTGACTATTCCGCCATTAGTACCTGGGGCATATTTGAATTGAATGAAGATGAAGGCGATCATATTATTTTAATGGACTGCAATAAGGGCCGTTGGGATTTTCCGGAACTGAAACGAATTGCGTGGGAAGAATACAAATATTGGGACGTGGATATGGTGTTGATTGAAGCTAAAGCCACCGGTATGCCATTGACGCAAGAATTGAGACGCATAGGTATCCCAGTGGTTAACTACACGCCGGTTCGCGGACAAGATAAAGTAGCCAGGATGCACGCCGTAGCTCCCATGTTTGAAGCCGGTAAAGTATGGGCGCCCAAAGAAAAGTTTGCCGAAGAGATGATTGAGGAATGTGCGTCCTTTCCCTTTGGTGCATACGATGATTTATGTGATAGTATGACGCAAGCATTAATGCGTTTTCGTGAAGGTGGCTTCTTGGAATTGGCTACTGATTACGAAGATGAGCCAATAGAAAGGCGTGAAAGAGTATATTACTAAGGAAGATCATGGCTGAAAGAAGAAGCGAAAAAAGAATAACCCCAGATCCTGTTGCCTTAAATCCTATTGAATCCAACCTTGAGGGAATAGATCCTAATATTGCTCAAGCCGTAGATGCAATTGACGTCGCTTTGTCGGAACCCGATGAAGCCAACGTTGAAATACAAGAGGATGGCAGTGCCATTGTAGGACCTGAATTACAGGCGCCCATTAATTCAGCATTTACTGCGAATTTAGTGGATTTAATAGACGTCACAGAATTGTCACAAATCTTTATGGACTTATACGCAGCCGTTGAACGCGATAAAGGTTCGCGTAAAGAATGGGAACAGACGTATATAGATGGTCTGAAATATTTAGGCATGCAATTTGATGAGGAAAGATCGCAACCGTTTGAAGGAGCCACCGGCGTCATTCACCCATTACTTGGCGAAGCAGTAACACAATTCCAAGCACAAGCGTACAAAGAGTTGTTACCCTCCGGTGGCCCCGTTAAAACGCAGGTGGTGGGAGACTACACTTCGCAGAGAGAAGAACAAGCGCAACGGGTGAAAGAATTTATGAATTACCAGTTGCTTCATGTAATGCAGGAATACGATCCCAACCTGGATCAACTGTTGTTTTACTTACCCTTATCTGGCAGCGCCTTTAAAAAGATTTATTACAACGAAACCATGGGACGCGCAATGGCCCAGTTTATTGCTTCTGAAAATTTAGTGGTCCCTTATGAAACAACGGATTTATTAGGTTGCAGTCGTATTACGCACATTATTAAGATGACCCGTAATGAAGTTTTGAAATTGCAAGCCACTGGTTTTTATGCGGATGTACAGATTGATGACGGCGATACCTTTAATCGCTCTGAAGTAACAGAAGAGATAGATCGCTTGCAAGGGGTTGAACCCAATGAAGGCGACGAAGAAATCGTCACCATATATGAAATACACACTAATTTAGACATCGCCGGATTTGAAGATCTGAATCAAGAAGGAAAAGCGTCCGGCATTAAGTTACCTTATATTGTAACGCTCGATATTACTTCCAATGAGGTGTTGTCTATTCGTCGTAATTGGAAAGAACAAGATCCCCTTAAAAACAAAATTGAATATTTTGTTCACTACAAATTTTTACCAGGTTTAGGCTTTTATGGGTTTGGCTTAACTCACATGATTGGGGGTCTCTCAAAAGCCTCCACATCTATTTTGCGTCAACTGATTGACGCAGGTACGCTCTCTAACCTCCCCGCTGGTTTTAAAACCAGAGGTATTCGTATCCGTGATGAAGCTGAACCCATTCAACCTGGAGAATTTCGTGATGTAGACGCTCCTGGCAGTAGTTTACGGGACTCCTTAATGCCCTTACCCTTTAAGGAACCGTCGCAAACTCTATTGTCATTGATGGGCATATTGGTAGAGAGCGGTAAACGCTTTGCTTCCATAGCTGATTTGAATGTGGGAGACGGCAATCAGGCAGCGCCGGTCGGCACTACGGTAGCACTTCTCGAGCGTGGCACTAAAGTCATGAGTGCTATTCATAAGCGTCTGCATTACGCCCAGAATATTGAGTTTAAATTACTGTCTGAATTATTTAAACAATATTTACCGCCGGTTTACCCTTACGCTACCAATAACGGAGCGCAAGAAGTTAAGCAAACTGATTTTGACGATCGCATAGATATTTTACCCGTCTCTAATCCGGATATATTTTCTACCAGTCAGCGTATTGTAATGGCTCAAGAGATGTTGAAATTGGTTCAAAGTAATCCTAATATTCATGGCCCCGAAGGAACGTTTGAAGCCTATCGCCGTGTGTATGCTTCGCTGGGTGTAGACAACATAGATCAATTATTGCAACCACCCCCAGATCCAACTCCCCGACCTGTTGAAGCGTGTGCGGAAAATGCCGCGTTAATATCGGGCCAACCGGCACAAGCATTCTTCCAACAAAATCACGATGCTCATGTCGCTGCACACGCTCAACTTTTAGCGGACGGGATTGCGCAAACTAATATGGCATTGCAAGCTATGATTCAATCTCATATTTTTCAGCACTTACAATTAAAAGCAGACAAAATGGCGATGGAACAAATGCCACCAGAAACACGTCAACAGTATGATCAGTTGAGTCAACAAGCGAGCCAGGTTCCCCCTTCAGAAGCCAGTCAAATGAAGCAGCAAGCAGACGATATGCTAGCTCAATTTTCAGCGCCTATTTGTGCGCAGTTGGTGCAAGAGTTTATGCAGACGTATAAACCACAAAACGATGAGGACCCACTGGTTACTATACGTAAACAGGAGTTGGCATTGAAAGGTCAAGATCTGGCACAACGCGCTCAAGAATTTCAGTCTAAAGAAGAAAGACAGTGGGCAGAAATGGAGAAGGACATAGACATTGACGAAGATCGCTTGAACTTACAAGAAAAGATTGCTCTAATACGTGATGAAACGGCTCAGGATAGATTGGACCAAGCCGAGCGGTTCCACGAAGATGATATGAGAAAACAATAATGCCATGGCGATCGAAAGGACGAGAAGTGCAGAAAAAGAGCAGTGGCAAATGGAAGCATCATGCGTGGGCAAAGAGTGCGGAAAGTGCAAAAAGAATGGTTAAACTACTTTATTCAAAGGAGAAAAAATGAAAGGTAAAACTTTAAACACAGAAAAGAAAGGACCCGCTTTTGGAGCAGGACCTACTATTGCCGAAGTGTCAGGAACGGTTGCTATTAGCAAGCAAAAGACGCCAAAGGTCACGCGCAATAAAATACCTTATGCTAATAAAGGTTTGGGCCCATTAGTAACTAAGAAATCTTTTAAAGCCAGTACAAAACCTGATCCCGGTATGGGCAAAGGCAAAAGTAGAGGTGGAGGAGCAGCTTCTTACGGTACCAAGTTTGAAGGCATTTTTTAGTGGATCCATTATGGCTCGCGGATAAAGTTTTTAAACTGATCCGCGCAAAGAGAGAACAACTTGCTGAAATTTTAATTGGAGGTGGTGTTAAGGATATGGAACACTACCAACACTTAAGGGGACAAATTGAAGCGTTGGATTATTTAGAAGCAGAATTCCAAAGTATTATTGGAAAAGCAACAGAGGATGTAGTAGATGAGTAAAGTATTAGTTCCCAATCATATTGCTGAAGAACAAGAAACGGAAGCAAAAAATAAAAATCAAGAAGAAGAAAAAAAAGAAGTAAGCATAGATAGTGCTTATGTACCTGAAGAAGAAAGGGTACTAGATCCTACATTATTAGATAAAAGTTTATTAGAAAGAATGCCAACCCCAGCCGGTTGGCGTATATTGGTTTTGCCCTACGCAGGGAAGGGCGTTTCGTCAGGTGGTATTCATCTCGTACAAGAGACAGTATCACGGGAAACTTTAGCAACAGTCGTTGCTTATGTCCTGAAAAAAGGACCCTTGTGCTACAACAATAAGGAAAAACATGGTGACAGCCATTGGTGTCAGGAAAAAGATTGGGTTTTAATAGGACGTTATTGTGGCGCCCGCTTCAAATTAGAAGACGGTGCTGAAGTACGACTTATCAATGACGATGAAGTTATTGCGACCATCGGAGATCCTTCTGACATACTAGCTGTTTAAGTAAAATTAAATCAAACATGGAGAAAGACCATGCTACCAGAAGAAAATGTAGTACAAGACGATGACTTTACTGAAGTTGAAGTTACGCACAAAGAAGAAGCAGCAGCCGAGAAATCAGCAAATGTTTCTCCCCCTGAATCATCCGCCGAACCGGCTGAAAAAGAAGAAGAGCTAGAACAGTACAGCACTAAAGTTCAAAAACGTATTGATAAACTCACCAGGAAACTGCGTGATTCAGAACGTAAAGAACAAGCTGCCGCTCATTTTGCTCAAAATGTTTATACTGAAAATCAACAATTACGTCATCGCACTCAAACAGTTGATGCTGGCTTTTTGTCTGAATACGAAAATCGTATTAAGGCTCAAGAAGCGCAGGCTAAACAAGCTTATCAGGAAGCATTTCAAAGTAATGATTCAGAAAAAATGACAGACGCTCAAGGCGTATTGTCAAAAATAGCTGTTGAAAACGAGAGACTTAGAGTAAGTAAAACGCAACATGAAAATCAGCAAAAACAAATAGCATCTCAACAACAGGCACAGGCGTATGCTCCTCAACCTCAACCACGTGTTCCCGACCCTGATCCACAAGCAGTAGATTGGGCCGAAAAAAACGAATGGTTTGGGGATAATGAGCCTATGACATTAACTGCTTTTAGTATTCATCGTGACTTAATTGAAAATCAAGGTGTTGCAGTTAATTCAAAAGAATACTATGATGAAATAGATAAAAGAATTCGGAAGGAGTTTCCTCAGAAATTTAATGATGAAGAAACAGTTGAAACAACAGACAGTCGAGTTGCCCAGACTGTCGCTCCCGTTTCAAATGCTTCCGGAGGTGGGCGTAAAAGTAAACGTATTCGACTATCGAAATCGGAAGTTGATATGGCAAGAAGGCTAAACGTGCCGTTAGAAGAATATGCTAAATTCGTCAAGAGGTGATAATTATGTCAGATGAAGACGCAAGATCCAGGACAGAACTGGATTCAAGAGAAGATGAAACGCGGGAGGAAGAGACCGCGCGTAAACCTTGGGCTCCCCCCCAAATGTTGGAAACTCCGGAACCGCCAGAAGGCTATCATTATAGATGGATTCGAGCGGAATACGTGGGACAAGAAGATCGGAAGAACGTAATGTCTCGTACCCGTGAAGGCTATGAATTAGTCAAATCGGAAGAGATGGGTGATTTTGAGCTTCCTTCCATGGAAGATGGAAAACATGCAGGAGTGGTAGCCGTTGGAGGTTTGTTACTTGCCAAGGTTCCTATTGAGACACGCGATGAAAGAAATGCTTATTTCTCAGAACGCGCTGCCAACCAAATGAAAGCGGTTGACAATGATCTCATGCGGGAATCTAATCCAAGTATGCCTATCCTTAAACCGGAAAGGCAGAGTAAAGTAACCTTTGGTGGAAGTCCCAAAAAGGGCTAACACCATTAATAGGAATGTAATATGGCAAATAAAGACAGAGCATTTGGGTTAAGACCCGTTCGTGTACTGTCGGGTGAATATTATGCCGGTGGACAAAATAAATTCACGATTGCTTCTAGTTACGGCACTGCTATCTATCAAGGTGATATAGTAGCTGCGGTAACAGCAGGCAATGTTGAAAGAATCGCAGCAGGTGGCTCAGGCTACGTGTTGGGTGTTTTCAACGGGTGTTTTTATACTGATCCTAATACATCTAAACCTACCTGGAGCAATAAATATCCGGCCAGCACTGCTGCTAGTGATATTGTTGCTTTTGTGATAACTGATCCTAATATAATATGTGAAATTCAAGGCGATGCCGCGTTCCCTAGAGCGGATTTGTTTGGAAATTTTGATATTGTGGACAGTTCTCCGGTAGGAGACGCCTACTCCGGTAGAAGTCATTTAGAGTTAGGAGTGTCAACTGGTGCAACCACCGCCACGCATCCCCTAAAGGCTATTGAAATTTCACAAGACCCTGAAAATTCTGATGTAGGAAGCGCTAATACTAACGTTCTCGTTACTATTAACAATTCCTTGTTTTCAGCAGGAACCACAGGGTTAGCATAAGGAGTATAGGAAATGGCAGCAATTTCTAGAGCGCAATTAGCGAAAGAGCTTGAGCCGGGTCTTAACGCCTTATTTGGAATGGAATATGACCGTTACGAAAATGAAACCAAAGAAATTTACGACACGGAATCTTCGGATCGTGCGTTTGAAGAAGAGGTTCTCATTATCGGATTTGGGAATGCTCCAGTTAAGAACGAAGGTGACAGTGTTAATTATGATGATGCAAGTGAGGGCTATACCGCAAGATATACGCACCAAACAATTGCATTAGCATTTGCACTAACAGAAGAAGCAGTTGAGGATAATCTCTATGACAGGCTTGGTTCACGTTATACGAAAGCGCTTGCGCGTTCGATGGCACATACCAAACAAGTTAAAGGAGCAGCTACTCTTAACAATGCTTTTTCGTCATCTTATACTGGTGGCGATGGCGTAAGTTTAATTAACAGTTCCCACCCTTTAGGTGGTAATGCTGGAACATTAAGCAATCGCCCAAGCACTTATACAGACTTAAATGAAACTTCACTTGAACAGGCAATGATTGACATTGCTGCGTTTACGGATGACAGAGGTATGATTATTGCGTTACAAGGCATGAAACTTGTAGTTCCGCCTAATTCGCAATTTATCGCTGACAGATTGTTAGAAACCCCTCTACGTCCCGCGACAGCAGATAATGACATCAATGCTTTGCGTAACATGGGAATGCTTCCAAATGGATACGTAGTCAATCACTTTTTAACGGACACGGATGCGTGGTACGTTAAAACTGACTGCCCAGATGGATTCAAGCATTTTGAACGTGCGCCTCTTACAACTGCATTAGAAGGTGATTTTGACACCGGCAACATGCGTTATAAGGCAAGAGAACGTTACAGCTTTGGCTACAGCAACTATCGTTGCGTGTATGGTAGCTCAGGTGCGTAAGCTTTAAGTTTATTAGGAACGCATGGTTATGACGTTTCTCACTCAATCATAACCAAAAAGGGAGTCTTTGGACTCCCTTTTTTTATGTGCTATCCTATTTCTTTTAAATAACGGAGAACGCTTTATGTGGAAAAAAATTGTAAAATTTTTTAAATGGGCAGCAACTTATGAAAGTAACAACAGCAACAAAGAGAAAAAAGAAGATGATGCAGCAATTATCAGACGGGCTAGAGATAAAAAAGGACAATATCAAGGAGATGACGAATCTACCCCTGACGTTAACGAAGCATGGGAAGGGGGTAAAGCGCCTAAAAAACAAGTTCACCGCTCCAAGTATAAAAAGAATCTCTAAATGTACGAATATAAATGCAGTCCTATTAAAATTGTTGATGGGGATACTGTGGATATTCTCATTGACGTCGGTTTTTCTATTTTTTATAGCAGCCGTGTGCGTTTATACGGCATTGACACTCCTGAATCACGTACAAGAGATAAGATCGAAAAGAAATTTGGTTTATTAGCCAAAGAGTATTTAAAAGCTTTTATTAAAGAGGCCGGTAAAGAATTAATTGTAAAAACTCATAAAGACGCTAAAGGAAAATACGGACGTATTTTGGGTGAATTGTATAAAAAAGATGGATCCAAGTCAGTTAATCAGATTATGATTGAAGAACATTATGGAGTAGCTTATACCGGACAAAATAAAAGAACTGTAGAGCAACAGCATTTAGAAAATAGAGAAAAGCTAAAACACTTAATAGATTAAAATGCCCACTTTGCTGCATCCGGGAACAAAGCAAAGAGTTTTATTTGTGCATGTACCTCGCACCGCTGGAAGATTTATTAATGAGAATCTTTTATTAAATGGAATTATCAGTGAGCAGGATAATATTTATGGAGAGATAGATGGCACCCAGATAGATCATTTTCATCAAGATTTATATGAAAAACACCTTAACGTTCAGGATATTCCTCAGTTTGGAGTAGTTAGGGATCCGGTAGAAAGATTTTATTCCGCTTCTTCATTCTTATTGCATGAATACGGAAATAAAATAGAAAAAGATTTAAAAAGTTACAAAAAATTTACCAAATTAATAAACACGCTTATTAATACTCAAGCTAATAATTGGTTTAGGCCGCAACATGAGTTTTTTTCTTCGCACACAAAAAAGTGGAAATTTGAAGACGGATTTGAAGAATCTTTTTTTAATTGGCTTAGTGATATTTTTGGTACAGAAGTAATTAAAAAAAAATACGGATTTGAATCAAACGATTGGGATGGAAAACAAATAGAAAAAGACGATATAATTACAAACAACATTAAAAAGTTTTACAGGAGAGACTATGAGTGACAGGGACCCATCTGGGAGATTCGGTGGCGACATGGATCGCAATGAGGTTGAAATAGACCTTAATAAATTCATGGCATTATTACAAGAAAAAGCAGATCTTAAAGATAGAATAAGAGACCTAGAAGATGAAGGGACCAAAAACCCTCATCAGAAATGGATCTTCTTAGCTCAAGCTGTAGATAGCTGGAGGATATTCCCCAGGGCCTTTTTAACCGTTTATATCTTTTTACTTTATTACACGGTGATGTGGTTTATGGAATTGCCAGAGCCTAGCTTTGAGCAGTCAGGTTTAATATCTATAGTAGTAGGTGCCGGCGCAGCCTGGTTTGGACTCTACGCAGGAACTTCAGGTAGCTCTAAGAGCTTTAAAGGTGAAGATAAGAAATGAAACAAAAGATAACCTTTATAGGAGTCTTAATCCTTATAGGGTTACTAGGTTCTGTTTCTTTACGAGCCGCAGAAAACGAACCTGAAAACCCAGACTGTACGGCTGGTACTGAATTTTGTGAGCAAAATTCGTTAGACACAACTAACAATACCACGACGAATAATACTAACGTCAATACGAATACCAACACAAATACCAATACCAACACGACAACGACTACCAGCACAGCAGATAACACGAATGCCAATACTAATGTCAACACAAATACAACGACAACGACAGCGACAAATACGAATGCTAATACCAACGTCAATAGCAATACAAGTAATAACACCAACGTAAACACCAGCTCCGCAACCAACACGAATAACAACACTACGACTGCTAATAATACGAATGTAAATACGTCAACAGCCAGTAATACCAATACCAATGTAAATACATCCACTAATAACAGCACAGTCAACAGTACCGTTAATTCAAATAATACGAGTACCACGAATAATACGAATACCAGTACCTCCGATAATACCAATACGAACAACAATACGAACAACAACACCAGTACCAGTACCTCAGATAATACCAATACTAATACCAACGTGAATCAATCCACCTCTGACTCTAAGGTGGAAACAGACAATACCAATACGAATAACAACAACAGTGTCAGCGATAATACGAATCGGAATATTAACGAATCCAACACCACGCAAACAATTAAGCAAGAGATAGAAACTAAGGCTCCCCCAGCTTCGGCAATCGCTCCATCAATCATGTCTTATTCACAAGACTTATGTACGACTGGAAGGTCAGGTGCTTTTCAAGGTCAGGTTTTTGGTATATCAGGCGGTAGAACCATAAGAGATGAGAACTGTGAAAGGTTAAAGCTAAGTAAATATATCTACGATATGGGCATGAAGGTCGCAGCAGTGTCTATTCTTTGTCAAGATGAAAGAGTATTTCAGGCTATGGAAATGGCAGGAACTCCGTGTCCATATATGGGCAAGATTGGTAAAGAAGCTAGACAGGGTTGGCAAGAGAATAGAACTGACAGACCTGATTACGATATAAAGAGAAAGCAGTTTATCAAGAAATGTAAAGACACTAAGCACGTTGCAGGTAATTTAGATGGATTAAGAAAAGGCAGAGGTACTTGTGTCAATGAATGGAATAATAACTAGCCTATTACTTGCTTGTTTAATTAGTTGTTCTTCTTTGCAACCTAAAGAAGAAAACGAGTTCACTAAATGGGAAGAATGTAAAAAATGGACTGACTCAGAAACCTGGTCACAATGTATGCTGTCATGAGAAACAATATGCTCAAGTCATGGGGATTAGGCATAGCGTTAGGATTTTTATTAGGAATAATTACTCCTATAGCAAAAGCTGATTACATCTATGAAGCTAACCAAGACCTATACGATTTACAAACCAATTCATCAGGCTCTACAGGATTGGGTTCAAATGATGATTCAGTTTCGGGAGCCTTTGATTTAGGTTTTACCTTTACCTTTTATGGTAATGACTATACCCAAGCGAGAATGGCTACCAATGGTTGTCTGCACTTTAACCTGACAGGTAGCTATTGTGGGGACTACACCCCCGATCCACTACCTCAATATACTAATACTTTATTTGTGTTTTGGACTGATCTGATAAAAGACAATGGTTCAGCTATGAAAGCCAAAGCCTTTGATGACTACACCATTTTTGGCTGGTATAAGATGAGGGAATACAATCGGGCTAATTCCGATAACAGTATAGAAGTTTGGTTATACCCTAATAATACTTATGAGTATCGCTATGGTGAACTGGATATTATTAGCCATGATGTCTTGATAGGGGAACAGGGCAGCACCTCACAGATTTATACTTACCATTTCTTTGACGAGTGCAATACTGGAACTACTGATATAGCTGGAACCTGTGTTAATTATGATTGGAACTCCAGTAGTAATGCGGTAAATACTTTATTAGAAAATGGTGGTTCTTTGTATGGTGATGGCACCAATCAATCGCTGTGTGCAACAACTCCATTAACTTCAGTGAACTGTGCTGGTTATGCGGTGGCTTATCTGGCTCAACAATGTGCATTAAATTCTTTATATGATGAGGATTGTACTGGTTATACAGCAGCTTATTTAACGCAACAATGCAATATAACTCAGCTTTACAGTCAGGAGTGTCCTTCCTATTGGAGTGCTTATGATGACCAACAGTGTGAAGATGACCCTCAATATTCTCCCTCCTGTGCAGGGTATAGTTCAGAAGCGTCTGTTGCTTATTACATTGAAGAAGAACAATTTGACTATGGCTATGAAAATGACTATGGATATGAAGAAGAACAGTGGGAAGGTGATTATTGGATTGATGATGACCCTTATGCAGATATGTATTTTACCGATGCTGAATGGTACGAAATAGACTTACAGGAGTTTGGTCAAACACAGGTAGATGAATGGTATGGCACTGATGTAGCATTTAATAATGAAGGCTGGATAGAATGGGACAGTTCTCCTTTAGACACATGGGAAGAATTAGATCAGCAAATGGATGTCTATGATGAGTTTGTAGAAACTTATGAATACACAGAAGAAGTTTATTTAGTTTCTTATGATGAATTTGAGCCTAATCCACTGCCTTTTGATACCAGTGAAGAACTAATTGAAGATTTTATTTTTCATGAAACTGTTTTAGTAGAAGATTATGAGGACATAGAAACCTACATAGAATTTGAAAGCATTGAAGAACTGGATGAATGGTACGAAGAAGAACTTGCACAATTAGAAGAGGAAGAAGTTTTTGAAGAAGAATTAATAGTAGAAATTGAAGAAATACTAGAAGAACCTGAAGAAGAAGTAGTAGAAGAAATCTTTGAAGAGATAGAAGAAGAAAGACTAGCAGAAGCGGAAGAAGAAATCCTAGAAGAAAGAGAGACTTTAGTAGCTGAAGAAGAGGAAGAAGAAAAGAAAGGAGGAATTACTGCGACTCAATTAAATGTAGTAGCTCAAACAATTACCACAGCAACTAATAGCGTATCTAATCCAACTGCCAATATAGTTAATACTAGAGGGTACGGAAGTACCTCATCTAGTGCAGGTGGAAGCGGTGGTTATGGTAGCAATACAGGAATAGGTACAACAGGTGGAAACACAACCACAACCGCAGTAGCCAGTTCAGCTTCTGGGGGTGGTTTTTCTACCAGTAGTTCTCCCAGCATTTCGGATCAGATACAAACAGCACAAGTACAAACCAACACAGTATTAAGTTTGAGTCAGGATATGGGTTCAACCAGTGGTATGGGTGGAAGCACACAAACTGTGAGTAATGTAACCACAGTAATAACTCCAATGCCTACATTTGATTCAACTCCACAAGTGGTGATGGCAGATGTGCAGGTAACTAATATGCAAGGCGAAATTGATACCGCTATTGGAAGCGTGATGACAGCTAGTGAAGCGGATCAAATAGCAGATAAGATTATTGCCCAGAACATTAAGGAACAACAAGAAGAAGGACAAACCACACAAGAAGAAACAGGAAAGTATGGAGATGAATCCACGCTTATAGCTTATTTAGGTTATGTACCGGGTTTTGATGCTTATAGAGAAGCACAGATTCCACAACAGGAAACGTGGTATGAATCCAAAGTAATATATGCAGATGCCTATATTTCAGATAACATAAATGCTTTTTATGGGTTAGCGAGTACGAGCATCAATACCATGCAGAGTTTAATTAACTCGCAACCTAATTTATAGGAGAAAAATATGGAATGGTTTAAATCAAAAGGGGGACAAATAATCGCTTTAGCAACTATTGTGAGTACATTAGCAGGGTTCGGCTATGCAGGAGCAGGTTACGTTAATAGGCTTGAAAACCTAGAGAAGAAAATAGGCGGTATTGGAGAAACAGAAGATGCTCAACAAGCCATAGAAGAACGGTTTACTGGCATAGAGACTTCAGTGGAATACCTGGAAAAGCAAATAGATAATATAAAGATCCCTGATAACAGTGATGACATCAGTTCTCTAACGGCACAATTAGCAGGACTTTCTATTTCTGTTAAAGAATTAGAAAAAGACGTAGATAAATTAGAAAATAGTAATTCCAATCCTTTAGCTAACTAAATGGATGATTCTGCGGTACCCAAGCATGGTGTGACGGGGAACATTTCTATTTCAGATCAAGAGGTAGAAAAATTCTTAAATTATACCGACACAAAAAAACCGGTTATCGGAGAAGTCTTTCGATCTGGAGAAAAGGTAAAAGATACTAAGTATCGTGACGTGGAAATATTTTACATTGACGAAGATCAATCTGACTTTTATCAAATCCTGAGTCATGTAGCGTTAAAAGTAAATCACTATTTTAAATATGACATAGACGGAATGGAGCGGGCGCAAATTATGAAATATAGCGCTCCCTCTCATGGGTACAATTGGCATATAGATATAGGAGCGGAAGGGCCTTCTTTAAACCGTAAAATAGGTGTATCTATATTATTAAATGAGAACTATACCGGAGGGGAAATAGTTTTCAGAAGCGGTGAAGAAGAAAAAGATATAAAACCAAAAAAAGGAGAAATAGTAGCTTTTAGTTCTTTTATTTCACATAAGATTAATCCTATTACAAAAGGGGAAAGATACAGCTTGGTAGCGTGGTTCACTGGTCCATACTTTAAATAATTCTTGTATCTCCTCAAATCGTGAGGCATACTAATCTAAACCGAGATAATTTGTTGTATCAACTGA